ATATTAAGTAGTTCAATTTTTCTTTTAAGTTGAATACAAAATGGAAAGTGATGTATGGCTTTAAAAAGCCATAAATATATTAGATACTTGTTACATGAAAATTTTTATTGTTTATATATTTTTAACTGTCTCGCCAATAGTTAAAAATATATGAACAATTAAATTTCTGATTGTAATACTGTATCAAGGGTGTCGTTACCCTTGCCTAGCGACTAAGTCGGAGGTGGCCCCTTTGATTTATAAAATAATTAAAGTTACAAAAAGTTTTTGACTTATTTATCTATTAGACATTATATCAATATTTTTATAAATTAAATTTATTATTGTTGTTTTTTCATTGATTGAAATAAATAAATAAGTCACAAACTATTTAGTGACTATATCCATTATTTAAGAACTTTTGTTATTATCATCCAAATATTGACATTCTTGATAATTGCGTAAATTATCCAATTATTCTAAATTAAAAAAATCGATGCATATTAAAAATATTAAGTAGTTCAATTTTTCTTTTAAGTTGAATACAAAATGGAAAGTGATGTATGGCTTTAAAAAGCCATAAATATATTAGATACTTGTTACATGAAAATTTTTATTGTTTATATATTTTTAACTTTCTCGCCAATAGTTAAAAATATATGAATAATTAAATTTCTGATTGTAATACTGTATCAAGGGTGTCGTTACCCTTGCCTAGCGACTAAGTCGGAGGTGGCCCCTTTGATTTATAAAATAATTATATAATATTATAAAAAATTGATATATATTATAAAAAATAACAAGTATTTCAAATATATACTAATATTAGTACAAAATGAGCTCTACACAAGAAAATCAAAGACAATCAGATATTTGTAATATATGTGCGGTGTCTTCTCCTCTTCATATGGGATTAGGTGAAAGAGATTCTTCCACAATTATTGACGCAGAAAAAAACGCACTAAAATGCCATCATTGTACTACTGAATATAAGAATCATAAAACACTTCTGAAACATATACAAGAAGGACTAATAAATATCATAGGTACGAAAAGTACGAATGATATAGAACAAGATTTAAATATTTGTTCTATTTGTTTAGATAATATAGAATATATTGATATTCATAAACCATATCAATGTAATCATATATATCATGAAAAATGTAGTGATTTATGGAATAGATCATGTCCTGAATGTAGGGCAGAAAAAATACATATTACATTAACAAATAATAATAATAATAATAATACTAGAGACTTGTCTGAACTTAGTGATGAATCTATTACTGCATGGAAACAAAGTAATTCAAGTGTACCCATTGAATTCCATAATATCTACCGCCAAACATGGAAAAAAGATGATTGTCTAAGATATAATCATAATATAGTATTTCTTAAACCTTATGGAGTTGTAGGTATATGTGAACATTGTAAAATAACTCAATGCTTTAACTTATCTCATCCTGTTAATTTTTAGAAACATATTCTTCTATGTCTTCTTTAAGACATGTATTATAATTTCATTTACATTCTAATTCTATAATTTTTGGTTTATTCATTTTTTCTGTTTTACACCGCTCTTACAACATGAATTAATCGCAATTTGTCATTATGTTTCTTTTTTGTTTGGGTGTTCTCGCACCATAAACTTCTCATATATCCTCATCACATTTGGAACATTTACAGGAACTTCTAAACTCATCTACTAAAAACACATTATAGTTATTTTTTCTAAATAAAGTTCTTATTCCCTTTCCTAATGTAGAACCCATTTGATTTATAAAATAATTATATAATATTATAAAAAAATCGATGCATATTAAAAAAAATAATAAGTATTTCAAATATATACTAATATTAGTACAAAAATGCAAGAAATTCAAACAGAAGCAAATAATTGCAGTATATGTTTGGTGTCTTCTGCTGTTAATATGAGTTTAGGTGAAATGCGTGAAATAAATTCTTCCACATTCAGTGTCTGTCGTTATACAGAAAACAATATGTGCATTCCTTGCGGAACACAAAATTTCATGAGACATAACACATGTCTTTCATGTTGTCATCGACCTCATACTGATGAATTTACCTGGATCTGTAGATCTATGCACAAACTGGAAAACATTTCTGACGAAATTATTGCTGACTATGAAGGAAACGCACTAAAATGCCCTCATTGTAATGCTAAATGTATTAATCAGAGAACACTTCAGCAACATATACAAGAGAAATGTCGAAAAGAGGATGTGGAAAAAACTTTTTGCGGGTTTTGTGGTATAAACTATAAGGAGTTTGATGCACGTATATTCGGATATTCCACTATTGAAGAAACTCTTCATAATATGAGTTTATTCAATAGTGGAATATCCAAATCAATGACTATTCGCTATATACTTAACCGTCACATGCGATTATGTGGACAACCGACTGTATGTGAACATTGTAATCAAGATATTGAACAATTGACAAATTTACCTCGTGATACAAACGTCAAGATATACCATGAAAAATTTGTATGCCCCCAACTAGGAAAATGCAAAGATTGCGAAAACAGAGGACATAGTTCATGTTCTTATTCTGGTAAAAAAGGTTTAACTTATCACAAGTTGAATGAGTGTCCTCGAAAGTGTAAGATTTGTAAGATAGAACTTCAAGGACAAGCGAATTTAGATTTTCATAAAAACAACAAATTATGTCTTGAAAAAATAACGGTACAACGACCGACCAAATGGGTACATGTCGTGCGGAAATTAAGAGAAAATACATGTGTTGAATAAAAATCAGGTACCCGTTTTTTCTTTATAACCATAATTAGTTAAAGAACGATTTAACGATAAAAATTATAAAAATGGAATTTTACACACTACAACATTGATCTTATTTATAATTGGAAAATTTAAATAATTTTTTTTAAATTTGTAAATTTCTCATCATAATATAAAATTAATTGATAAAACCCTAATGGAAATAAAAAATGCCATACAACATGACCATATTGTGTATATTCATTACAAAATATTTCTGATATAAACCAACATTTAGCACCTATTAATGAAATTATTAAGTTCATTTTATAATAATAATTATATATTTGTGAAATTTTGTAAATTAAACCTAAGCTAATACTTATATAAATAGTAAATAATATTGGAAATAAAAAATCATATTTTAGAATTGTATTAAAAATTAAAAATGATATCATAAATATGCTATTCCATCCATTATACCAATTTAATAATTCTTTATTCTTGATAAAATACATTTTTAATAATCCCCAAATACCAAAATAAGTAGCTAATATCATTGACATTTCATCTGCTTGTTTACCAACCCAATCTAAATAATAATGATAATAAAAACTTGCACAACCATTAAATGCTAACATACATGCAAAATTATAAAAAACTATATTTTTTGGAAAACCAAATAGTAATGGGAAAACTGTTATTATTAATGATGTATATGCATTGTATATTTCTGGAGGAGTATTATTTGTTAATCTCGATTCACAAAAATTATGAACAAATTCTGTTTCTTGTTCCATTATATATAATATATAAAATTATTATTAATAAATATGTAAATAGTAATAAAAATCTAATACACTTTTTGTAAATAATTTAATTTTTTTTAATTTCTATTACTGTATTAAATTTTTTACAATAATTTATTATATTGTCAATATGTGATATATCTTTTATACCAATATAATAAATAAAATTATTATCTTTTTCAAACCATTGAATATATGGTATAATATTATTTTTAATTGCTAATTTCCATATTTCAGATGATAATTTATTTTTTTTATCAATTCTATTAAATATAAATTGATCATTAATTATTATTTTTAAATAATTTTTAGATAATTCCTTTTTTTTTAATATACAATTCATATCTTCTGTCTGATTAGCAATTTTAAATTCCTCTAATATAATATTCCATGTATTTTTTGTTACATTTCTTACTATATTTGATGAATTAATCGTCAATGAAGATATATATATAATATTATCCGAATATGTTTTTTTTTCAACATTTAAATTATTTAGATTAATTGGTATAGTCCAATCATAATTATCATAATAATCTAAAAATTTTTTCATAAATATTTTTCTATTTTCAAATTCAAATTTTATAAATAAATTTAATGTTAAATATAACCATGATATTCCATTTAAATATCCATATTTTGAACCATATATTTGTCTTGTTAGTGCCCATGTCCTTATACAATAATAACAATTACAAAATAATTTAAATTTATCATCTAATAATTTTTTAACAATATTTATATGTTCTATTGCATCATTCACATAAATATTACATATTTTATTAACCCCTCTTTTCACATATATTAAATTGATTTCTTCATTATTTTCTGTTATTATATTTAATGAATTCATTTTTGATTCAATTAATTTTGCATACTTAAAATAAGATGTCATCTTGGTTAAAGAATAAAACTTATTATTAAATATATCTTCATCAATATTACCAATTAATACTATATCATAATCTGTATCTGTTATACCAAAAGCTCTTGACCCAACTATTTTATATTCATATTCTTTAATAATATTATTCGCTATTAAACATATTAAATCTATTACTGGTATTTTATCATGAATACCAATATTATCATATATTAAATACTGGTCATTGACCTTTTTCATATAAGAAACATTACTTAAATTAATTTCTACCAAATTATCTTTCATCATTGTTTTTTCTAAATTATTTTTTACTGATAATGCTTTCTTTTCATTATCAAATTCACCCAAAGTAATATGAGGTTTTGTTTTTTGTTTTATATTAAAAATATTCTCTAATTTACTTCGTGTTTCGTTTATTTTAAAGTCTTCTGAAGAAGTTAAAACTAATATATATTTAATTGTTAATTTAAATATTTCTAATTTATCGAATTTAATTTTATCATTTTTTAAAATTAAATTATCTTTTAAATTATACCATTCATGAATATCAACAAATCTTTGAAATAATGTTATATGAGGTGGAATTTTACAATATCCATCATCATATATTTTTCTAATTTCATTTAACATTTCCCAATATTTAGGTTCTAATATAAAACATAATACATTCCCTGGTTTTAATATATATTTATTATATTTTTCCATGTTTTCCACGTTTTCTATGTTTTCCACGTTTTCTATGTTCTCCATATTTTCCCTATTTATTCTATTTTCTGTATTTTTATTACTTTCATAAATATCTACTAATGATATTTTTGATAATAATCCAAAATGATCTGACGCATATGTTTTATTTACTGGTTCTTTAAATACTAATTCTATTGAAATTGGTTTTAATTCTTTAAATAATATTTTATCAATCCTTGTACGATTAAATTTTTTTGTTACTTTATTTGTTAATTCATTCTCCATATAATCAAATGTAAATCCATCTTCATTTCGTTTTAATATATTCCATACATCATCAAACATATCAATATTAAATTCACTATTAAAATCACCCAATAAAATGACTTTATCATTTCTTATTTGATTCAATATTTGATTTATCTGGATATCTCTTTTTTCTTCAGAATTTATTTGATCATCGCTTGTAAAATGAATATTATAAAGTTCTATTTTTTCTTCTTTATTATTTGTAAATAATAAATGTAAATATTTTTTCATATGATTCCCATTTAAAGTAACTAAGTTTTGTGATAATGGTTTAAATTTAGTTAATATCATTTGACCATATATTTTTGGCTCATTACTTGTAATATAATAATTTTTTTGTATAAATTCTTGATTCATTATATATTGTTTCATTTTTATAGTAATTTCTTGAAGACATATTATATCAGCATTATATTGTTCTAAATATTGACATATTATTGGTAATCTACTTTTTGTATCTGTAATATTTTTTTCATATATATCCATTAAACAATTAAATGTGATTATATTAATCTCATTTGGTAAAATATCTTGTTCTTTTTTAGATTCTATCCATTTTTTATTTTCAAATTTTAACATTTGAATATTACTAAATATATCTTCTTTATCTAATAATTCAAGATTCATTTTTCTTTCATTTCTATCCCATAGTATTTCATTTTGATAATGAAATTGATAAATCCTATGCCATGGTATTTCTCCTCCTTTTTCCATTGGTATCCAATCATGAAATGATATTGTCTTTAATTTACCCAAATTTAAAAATGTTATTGTTGCTTTTTTTGTATCTGCTTTTTCGTGCCAGTTTAATTTATAAAATATTTTATCTGATGTAATCAATGAAACCTTTTTCATTTATATAAATATATTATTTAACCTTTATATGTATTACATCGTTCCAAAAATACATTCTATTATAATTTTTATAAATTTTTTAATTTTTTAATTTTTTAATTTTTTAATTTTTTAAATATTTAATATTAAATTTCGACCACTAACAATGCTGTATGTATTCGATACTTCTGTTATTACAGGAACAACAGGAATAACAGGGTCGTTATTTAAATTTAAATTTCGACCACAAACACTACTGTGAGTTTTTGATACATCCATTTGTTGTATCGGGAGATACTCGTGTTCAATGATTCCACGTTTTTTTAATTCAATAATAATAACTTCTTTTAATTGCTGACTCGAATCTTTAGAATTTAATTTAGTTATTAAATCATTAATATCTGAATTATTTTTTTTAATTCTTTTTTCTTCTTCTTCATGCATCCTTTTTTTCCTTTCATTTTCAATCTCCAGTACGTCTGGAAATACAATTGAACGAATAATTCTTGAAGCTACCATTGTGATAAACATCATCTTTATTGATGATATATCAGTAATACCTTTAATAAAATCCAACAACGGTTCCATATTATATGAATTAAAGAATGCAATCACATAATTTTTAATATCAATATAACATAAGAATGATTCTTTTAAATAATTATCAATATATGATATGATATTATCAATATATGTACCGATATCACCAAAATATTCATTGATAGTATCAATAAATCCAAACTCAAAAGAATCGATATATTCAATAACAATAGTTGAATTTGTTTTTAACAAATTTTCACCTATATCAAAAATAGATCGACCAATATTTTGACCTTCTAATGAACCATCACCGATTTTAGCTAAAGCTGATATACCATATGATGTAAATAACGATATATTGGGATTTACAAATTTTTCAAGTGTAATATCAGCCCAATCGACCAAAAAACTCACTTGTAAACACAAGTGATTAGAAGCTACATAAGATACATAACTTTGCATAATACCATACATAATCTCGAGAGACTTATATGGAACATACATAATTCCTTGCGCTTTCATTTTGACCATTTCTTTATCAATATAGACAGCTGAAAATACCAGGTTAGATGTCACGGATGACACAATTACTGGAAATATAAATGCCGGTGTAATTTCAAATATGAGCAATTGCTTATGAGCAAATTTAATTATTTCCTCACGTGTATAATCACCCGTATTATCATTTTTGGCTTTTTTGGATTTGTCTTTTTCTTTGTTTATTTGATCTTTCATAGTCTGAGAAGTTATTTTTCTAAGAGTTATCAACAATTTGTCCAACTGTTGTTGTTCTTTTTCTTTTTCTTTCTCAATAGCTTTTTTTTTTTGATCATCAGTCATATTCTTTTCATGATTGATATAACTTTCAAGTTTTTCAATATTAATATTGAAAATTTCCAATAAAAATATTGATAAATCTGAAAAATGATATTGTTCATCATTCGAATTACCTGTTTCATAAAAGAAAGAATACGCAAATTCTGCGAGTTCTGTGTTGTTTTTACACTTCATCAAATCATTTTTTAAATCAACCAAAAAAGTTACAATATCCTTATTTTCATTGAGGTCAAGATATTTCATCTTCTTCTCAAGAATTTTAAAGGTAATCCTTTTTTCTTTTTCTTCTTCAGATTCAAACAAAACATGATCATACAGGGTTTTCTGTTCATCTGTTAGATCCATGGCATCCAGCCATATCTGGTGAGTTAGTTTAAAATAACACATCTGTTTGTACTTGTCGAAACGAGATAATTCGGTATCATCTTTTTTATTTTCAAAGAATTCATAATCTATACCATAAACTTGAAACGCTTTTTTAATAGTCTCCTCTTTGAATTTTTTCTGTGTGTACTTATCACCATCAGATTTTTTAGAACGAGATTCTTTAACATGAATGTCAAGAACTTCATTGTCTAACTTAATAACATAATAATCACCTTTGCTAAAATTAAAAGACTTATTTTCTGTACGAATTGCCGTAAATCCATTTATATTTACAATACTCACATGAGTATTACGATAAAGAGTTTTTATCATTTGTACAGCTTGATAAACAAGTAATACAACTTGTGCATAAGGAACCTCATATAATACAAGGTCTTTATACATTGTTTTAAATGAATGCATGATGTTATTTCCACCATGAAATAAACTAACACAAAATTCTCTAACACCATTTAATGGTATATTGAATTTCTGTTGACAAACCTCCATCAAAAGTTGGTCAAATTTAAGTTTACCATTTTTTAGAAATGATGAAGCAACATTTATGAATGCACCCATTCCATCATCTGAACTTTCCATAAAGCTCAAATTATTTTTAATATGATCTACAAATAAAGAAGAAATATATAAAACTTTTTCTCTTTCAGTAGAATGAACCATATGATTAAGAACATCCAATGTCTTATTAACAGTCGTCAAAGCCGCTGTTAAGGTTTGATCAGATAAATTATTATTTTCAATTGGATTATTTTCAATTGGATTATTTTCAATTGGATTATTTTCAATTGGATTTTCAATTGGAATTCCAATTGGTAAATTTTCATCCTGTAATCCTGGATGACTATTTTCAACCGGGATTCCTGTTTGAATATTTTCAATCGGAATAGGAATAATATTCATTAAATTATCAACTAAAGATAATTCATAATTTACCAAATTTATAGTATATGAAGAATCTTCAATACCATTCATTGGTTGAAATGAATTATTATATGTCAAACTTTGAATATTTCTTGCTTGAAGGTATAGCGAACTATTGAACACATTTACTTCATTGCCCATAACATATGATGGATATTCTTTTAAAATATCATACATTGTTCCAACAGTTTCCCAATTTTTTTCGGCATGCCAAAAAATTCTGAATTGATCTGTTAGAGGAAGAGCAAAAAAAGAAATCTGACCATTCAAATAAATATCTCTATGTCCTTGAATGGATTGTTCTCTTAATGCATCACATGAATTTGTATTAAACATGTTATTAATTGCGTTTATTTGAAGACGTTCTCTTACATCTTGGAAAAAAATTTGACCATCTTCTCTAAAGCTTGATTGAACTTGTAAATATTCTTCACACATTCTATGTGCTGTTATTGGATAATCACATCCTGTAACTTCTGCCATTTGTTCATATACTCTACAATTTAATGCAGAAGGAACAAAATTTAAAGTTCTGTTAACATCATAAAATCTAACTTGTTCAGTCATTTTTACTTTTTTACTTATGTAGTAATTTATAATTAAATTAAAAATGGTTCGATTTTTTTACACCATTGAATAAAAAATCGAACCATTTTTAATAAAAATAATAAAATAGCCTATTTAATAAATAAATAAAAAAATGGGACAAATATATTCTGTGGTTAACATTATAGTTTATCCTGTAATAACAGTTTATACTGGTGTTTTTTGCAATAAGATAAATGATATTGATCCGAATATTCATATAATCCGTGAATTCAATGGTGATTTTGCTGATAAAAAAGACCATTTGGATGAATTAAAAAAACTATTATATGGTCCAACAGCCAGTTCTCTGATTAACAATGTGAACCATCAATTTATATTTCCATATACCGATTTTTTGGATAAAACATTAACAAGTGAAGATTTAGATGGTACACAAGAAACCAAACGAAAAAGATTCATCATGATTTTGGAAAAAATTATGACGATTTATTCAACTAATAAAACAAAATTTGATTTAAAAAAAACTGCTAAAATTTCATTTGATCAGTTTTTTTTAAATCATAAATCAAATATTGAACATAATATTGGTACTTCTAAAAATATGCCCCCTCTTATTCAACGTAAAATAAATTTACATAATAGGGAAACAAATGAGGAGTTTGAAACATCATTAAATAATATTTTTTCTGTTGGTCAAATGAAAAAAATTTCTATTGTCCAATATTTAAATATATTATTAGAAATGGTTTCAGAATTGGAACTTGAAGTCAATAGACATATAAAATTTTTTGAACAAAAAGAAAAAGGTTTTGGTGGGCATCTTTATGATTACACAGCAGGTTGGTTCACATGGTTGTCTCGTTCGGGATATTCATACAGAGCAACGGCTCTTTTCTATACCCATTGGAAAA